CTTCTTCAAGATTCCTAGTGTTTGAACAGAACGTAGCAACAACTCGTCAACGTTTCTTGAACATCGTCAATCCATACTTGGAAAGCGTACAGCAGCGTTCGGGTGTGTATGCCTTCAAGGTTGTTATGGACGACAGCAACAATACACCTGATCTAGTTGATCGTGGCATATTGTATGGTCAGATCTATATTCAGCCAACACGTACCGCTGAAATGATTGTATTGGACTTCAATGTACTCCCTTCGGGTGCCGTTTTTCCGAGCGCATAAATCATAAAAAATTGATTACAAGAAACCCACTTTTTAGTGGGTTTCTTTTTTATATAGCAAGATTTCATCATTTTGCCTACCGGTTCATATATTTATATTTATATGAAAACAAATTATGGAAACCCAATGTCAATAAATAAAATTTGCGAATGGACCGGTAAATCTTTTACTGTTGATTGGAAGCACAGAAATAAAAGATTCATAGATACAAAAGCAATGTATGCTTGGAGAAAATCGCAAAATCACGAAATTGTAAATTGCTTAAATTGCAATAAACCGTTTGACAGATATAAAAGAATACTACACCCAAGATCTGGAAAATTGCAGCAATATTGCTCAAATGAATGTAACAGAAGTTCAAAAGAAAAGAGAGAAAAACTTAAAATTTGGATAAATGACAACAATCCTATGAAAGATCCAATCTCGGTTGAGAAAATATCAAAAACCAAACTAGAAAAATACGGAAATTATAAATACAACAACCCAGAAAAAGCTGCAAATACTTGTATGAAAAAATACGGAACCGCGTGCTATTTTGATAGCCCTTCTGCTATATTATCAAACGGAAAACGCATATCAAAGTTTCAAAAACAAACGTATGATCTTGTTTTATTAAAATATCCAGATGCAGTTCTTGAAAAATATCTAAAAGACGTTCATTGTTCTGTGGACATTTATATACCTTCGATCAAAAAAGTAATTGAGTGCTATGGGGATTATTGGCATTGCAATCCTAAAAAATACAAATCAGATTATTATAATAAATCTTTGCGCATGACAGCAAAAGAAAAATGGGACAAAGATGCCATTAAAACAAATAAGTTAATGTCGGTCGGTTACGATGTCGAGATAGTTTGGGAAAACTCAAAGAAAAAACTTGTGCATTCAACAAAACCGTGATATTTATAAAATATGCATATACTCCTAAAAAATCTATTGAAAGAAGTAGAAGAAAAGTCTCCACTTAAATATCAAATGTATGTGGATATGGACGGAGTTCTTGTAAACCTTGATAAAGGATTCAAGGCAGTTTCTGGCGGATTATCTCCTCAAGACTATGAAGCAAAAAATGGCAAAAACACTTTTTGGAAAGTAGTAAATAAAAATCCTAATTTCTGGCTTGACCTAGAACCATTGCCAGACGCTAAAGTTCTTTGGGATTATATAAAAGATAGATTCAAAGATCCACCCGCTGTTGTACTGAGTGCAGGCATCGGCACAAAAATAAAAGAGCAGAAAACTGCATGGATACGCAAGCATATAGACCCAAGTGTTCAAGTTATTATTGCTTCGTCCGGCGTATCAAAGCCACAATATATCATTGATAGAGCGGATGTCAGACTTACTCATATACTACTTGATGATACAGACAAGAATATAACTGCTTGGGAAAATTCCGGTGAAAATAGAATTGCTATTTTACATAAAGATGCGGCGAGCAGCATAAATAAGATTAAACAGATTGTGTCTGTATGAATCACGTTTCGCTAAAATCTTTGCTGCTAAAAGAACAATTTCATGTATCCGACATGGTTATGCTTGAAAAGGCGTGCAAGGCTTTTGCAGACGTATTAATAAAAAACAATATTGTAGCACATCAACATAAAGACCTTACAGCAGCAGATACTCCTATATCTCAGTATTCAGAAGATATAGCAGAAGTTGTTCGCAATGAAGTAATCAAATGGATGGATGTAGCAAACAGACGAGGTGGAAGATGAATTATCCTTTATACAACGACAAACTTGCTCCTATATGGAACATCAATGAAGATGGTGCGAGACTTGATGACGAAGTAAGAAAATCGCTCATCAAGATCGCGATGGATTTTGTGCAGGACTTAAAAAAGAACCAAGATATAAACATCAAGACAGAAGACATACTTCTTATTGGTTCTATTACCAATTATAACTGGACGCCATATTCAGATATTGATCTACATATATCAACTGATTTTTCCAAACTTGATATGAGCAAAGAAGACGCACAGGCGATGTTTGATGCGATTAAAACTGGTTGGAATAGCAAGCACGACATTGTGATGAAAAACTTTGATGTTGAGTTATATGTTGAAGATATAGGGGCAGAACAGGTATCTGCATCAAAGTATAGTGTTCTACGAAACGAATGGATAAAAGAACCAAAGAAAGAAAGTCCAAACTTCAACAAGTCACTTATAAAAAAGAAGTATAAAGAGTACTCAAAGAAGATAGACGACTTGATGGATGCAGACAGCGAAAAGCCGCTAAAAGATTTACTTGACAAGATATACAAGTTTCGTCAAGCAGGATTAGACAAGGGCGGCGAACTAAGTGAAGAAAATATTGTATTTAAGATACTAAGAGCAAAAGGTAAGTTAGATAAACTAAAAGACACTATATCGGCGATTTACGACGATAAGATGAGTGTCGATGAAATCGCCATGAACAATAGTTATTATGAGAAGGATGTTCAAGACGCGGCAGATGATATATATGCGATTGCAAAAGCGTTAAAAGTATATCCAGATATTGAACCATATATCAAAAAGATATCATTAAAATACAAGAAGTATTCGGACGATGTGCATATAGACATCGCAAGGGCATTTTCAAAGCTTAGAAAACAACAAATAAAAACATCTTGACATAATATATCGGCGTGATAATATGTCGGTATGCTAAAGAATATCAAGTTTGCCCGGTTTGGTGGGCTTAGTTCAGTCAATCAAAAGGGATATGATTCGAACTGTGATGGCTATCATTCTCCTCCCGCCAAGCGTGGCTTTTATGCGTTTCTTTGGCCGTATTATGAGTTCTTTCTTCTCAGCGGTGGATTATGGACAAACTATCCTTGGTCAATAGGCACCAAGTTCATTTACTTAAAAGACGCCAAGGGTAATATCATTGACGAAAATCATCCTGATCATGAATACTTTTCCAGCACAGGAAAGTATTGGAGCATTCCCACCAAAGAATGGTATTTTCATCATAAGAAACATCCTGAATATGAAGACCCCGAATATGATGCTAAGTTGGAGGCACATTGTATTGATTGGGAAACAAATCACGGAGATAAGCCCAAGTGGGTGTTGGCTCAAAAGCCTTCGCCCAGAATCTTTGAGTACAAAGGAAATATCTGGCATCATTTGACCTGCTATCTCGGACCTTCTGGTGCACTGAAGCAGAAAGGTGGTTGGACTCTTTCGCCATTTGACGAATACGCAAAAGCATTACAAAAAAACATGCACGCTGGTCGCAGGACACAGTGCGAATACAATTCCAACAAAGGACTACCGAAGTCCAACAAAAATCCTTATGTGGGAATATCCAAAGATCATCTGGAAGTTTTTATTGAGAAGTTGTAGAGCTTCTCCATATCCATTTTGTATGACCGCAATCCCATATACGGTCAAATCCGTTCAGTTTCATATTTTCCCATTCAGATAAGTTGGGATCAAATGTTTTTAACTTTTTTGCCAGTTTAGATTTTTGGAACATCTGTCGGTTGAATACTGTACTAAAGTCGGGAGATACATAATGATAACCTTGTGCTGTATTTCCTTCAAAGGTCATTCCTAGCTTAGAATACAAGTCTCCAGAGAACAATCTGCGGTCAGAGTAGCTTACTACGCTCTTTGGCTTATAATCCAATAGGAATATACTAAACAACTTTGTTGCTCCACCGTGCACACGAGTATTCAACGCATTGCAGAACCTTGATATTTCCCATTCAACTTTTCGGTCAAATCTACTTCTACAAAACGTCATTATGCTGACCAAGGAGTTTTTATAGTATAAGCCATATGCGACAGATGATTTGTCCTCACCTTGCATATGACACTTGTTCAAGAACTCATTCTTTTCTTTGGTGTCTACTTTTCGTATTTCGCATTCTCGTCCGTGGATCTTGGCAACGTGCCCGCCAACATACTGACGTATGATTGACTTTACAATATTCTGCTTATGCTTCCATTCGCTTTCAAGTATATGAATGAGGTGTATATTTTTCTCGGCACACTTCTCAGTCTTTTCCAGATGATAGTTTTTTGACATTCTGGGATGGCTGGCTCTGTGCCAATACAACCCGTTATATTCTATAGCGAACGAAAGATCGGGGATGTAAAAATCAAGCTCCTTGCCATCCAACACAACTCTATTATTTCGTAGTATAGTTTTACCCTTTACTTCAGACACCAAGAACTCTTGCAAACCAGTTTCTGCGGTTTCTTTCTTTTCAGGATGGCATAGTTCACAGAACACATCTGTTGGCACATATACTGTAGACTCGAATCCATTATTACATTTTTTACAATTAAACTTGTATCTATGCGAGAAATGATAGCCCGCATAGTCCTCTTGTTTGCATAACCACTTTACATTTTGCGAATTAAACAGAGTTTTTAGTTTTTCATAATGGTTCTCTTGTTTGAGTTTACTTCGTTTTTGTATAACATCTCTAGATTTGCCGGGATTGTCCACACCGTACTTTTCAATCCAAGTTTCCATTATCCGCTGTCTTACAGGACTTTTTGACGACAATACATTTTCTACACCATAGTTTTGTACATTGGTATATTTGGCTTTATCAAGTATAGCTTTTGATTGCAATGCGTGTTCTACACCATATTTGGTCATCATAGAGTTCTTGAAATTATTTACAACTTCAGAAGTCTTCATAGGATGATCCGTGCCGTACTTTTTTAGTGAGGTTTCTACCTGCGACGCTCGCATTTTTGCTAACACTTCTGGGTCTTTGTTAGAACAAGATTTACAGCAATACTTCTGCTTGTTTCGTTTCTGCCATTTCACTCTGAAATCTGTATTGCAAGTTTTACATTTTAGCTCTACAAAGTCTGGGTTTTTCTTGGGTCTGGCCATAGTATTCTTCGGTTTAAAAGCAGTTTATGATTATATATATTTAGCGTCAAATAAAAAATACTGTTTATTGTTATTATTTATTATACGTGATAAACACCCTGTATAAACAATTAACAGAAAGATAATACTATGGCAGAGCTACTAGATCAAAATCAAATATTCTTTACGGCCTTCGAGCCCAAGGTACAAAACCGTTTCATTATGAACATCGACGGCATTCCTGCATACCTAATCAAAGCTACAGGTCGTCCAAGCATACAGAACAATTCAATTACTCTAGATCATATCAATTTGAAACGTAAACTCAAAGGAAAGAGTGAATGGCAAGATCTTTCTATTACATTATATGATCCAATCGTGCCATCTGGCGCACAGGCTGTGATGGAATGGGTTCGCCTTGCTCACGAATCTGTTACTGGTCGTAACGGATATGCTGATATGTACAAGAAGGATGTCCAGATTCAAGTTCTTGGTCCTGTTGGCGACATTGTTGAGAAGTGGGACTTGAAAGGTGCATTTCCTAGCTCGGTAAATTTCCAAAGCATGGACTGGGCAAATGCCGAAGCAATGACAATCGAAGTTACACTGACGATGGATTACTGCATCCTACAGTTCTAATATTATTATAGTGTTCTTATACAGAACCCTCACCATAAAAAGTGGGGGTTTTTTATTTTATCTTGACAAGTTTCTGTCTACCCCCTATAACCCCGGTTATCACCTGAGTGAAACACAACTATATCATACTTTTTTATAGTATAGTTTATATTTATATATACCTAAAAAAATAATGACTAAAGCAGAACTAAGAAAAATAATAGTTGAGGCTGTTAAAAAGGCAAAAGCCAAGAACACTCGCACTGCTGCGTCATATATAACTTCACCAACAGAAACTAATCCAACATTGTATATTAATATAACTGTGTCTGGTTCTGATATGGATGAAACGGAAGATATGCGTGAAAAAATACTAAAAACGCTACAACAAGAGTTTAACATAAAACCAACTAAACAGGATTAATATTATGAATAAATCAGAACTTAAAAAAATTATACGTGAAGTAGTTGAAGAAGTCATGAAAGATGATTTTGCTCCACTTGGTGTAGCACAAGAATGGAGACTAGATGAAAAAGCTCCACCGGATTTTCCAAAGAAACTTCACGACAAACTGCTGAAACAGTATAAGGACGATGAAGGTAAAGCATATGCTACTATGTGGAAGATTTTTTATGCCAAGAAAGATGGTAATAAAAAGATAAATGAAATGTGGAAAGTATTTGAAGGTAAAGATCACGATGAAACTGATATGAATAATCCAGAAGAAAAACGTGAAGTTGAACTGGCCAAGAAAGCAAAAGCTGCTGCCGAAGAAATCTTAAAAATGCACGGAAAATAATGAATAAGTCTACACTCAAAGAAGTAATTCAAAATGTGGTTGCTCATAAACTGGCGGAAACCAACGGTGATGCGTCAAAGTATGGATATATTATTTCCGGAAAAGACACCAACGATCCGCACCTTCAGTTAATAGGTTATGGTAATATGCCAAAAAGTTATTGGCAAAAAAAACTTGACGGATACGCCGACGAGTTGAAGAAGAGAATTAAAGCCGAAGACTGGAATGCGGCGGTATACTTTATGAAGCAAAGTAGTGTATTCAATCTCGCAGTCAATATGATGAACGAAATATACGAAAAAGATCTTAATGAACTTGATACCACACTCGATTCATCTGCTGCTGAAACTGGATTGACTGACGCGGATAAAAAAGAACTAGCGAATCTAAAAGCTCAGAGTGACAAACTAACTGCTAATATTAAAAAAATAGAAGGCGATGTAGCCAAGCTACAACAAACCATCCAGCCAAAAATGCAAAGAGCGGAGCGCATGAAAGCAAAGCTGCAAAAGCAGCAGTCTGATAATATTCGCAAGCAACAGGCAATACAAGACAGAGCTTGATGTATTATGGATAACATTGAGAAACAGCTTATTGAACTTGAAGAAAATCTTCACAAATGGTTCAAGGAGAAATGGGTAAGATTCGGACCAGATGGTAAGATACGTGGTCAATGTGCCAGAGAAAAATCAAGCGAAGGTAAGCCAAAATGTCGTCCACTAAAGTCTGCACAAGCGATGGGAAAGAAAGGTAGAGCAACTGCTGCACGCAGAAAGAGACGTGAAGACCCAAATCCAGATCGTAGCGGCAAAGCAAAAAATGTAAAAACCGAGGCTGATAAGATGGATGAACTAAAGTGCTGGAAGGGATACTCACGAGTACGTGGTGTGCCTGCTGGTGCACCAGGTAGTTGTAAAAAGAAAACAGAGGAATCTATAACAGAATCTTCCAATTTCTCTATTGAACAACTGGCAACCATTAGCGATCAAGCACTGGATCAAGCATATGGATATGGTCGCAGCACGCCGGGTAATACTTTTGGTTGGCAGGCTAATATAATGTCTGCAATATATGCTAAAGAAGTAATTGATATGGGCGTTACTGATATTGAAAAAATTGCGAATGCTATTCACAAAGGATGGAATGTTACAGCAAAAAAGTTTGTTGAAAATCCGGATCAATTTGATGATACTGAAAAACTACGCCAGTCTGGTAAACTGGATAGTAAGATACAACAAAGAAAAAAATTGATGAATATTGACTACAACCAACTAAGCGATGCCGAAAAAGAAAAGGATCGTGTTGTAGCTCGTGCTTTGTTGCAATCGTTGAAAAAAGAATTGAGCGAATATATAACACCAGAAACCATACATAAACTTGCAGACGACTTAGGTATTGAGTGGGACAACGAGCCAAGCTTTCTTGAACTTACAAAAGAGTTGACGGGTAAAGAACACTTGGACGATTTAAATCAATCAGAGTTGATGAAAG